TTGTATATTTTTCATGTTTTCGAGATCGGGGGTTAAGTACATACTTAGCCCCTGTTTTTCTTTCTATATTTGATTGTTAATTAATTTTTATTGGTAAAACTTAAAACATTTTTATTTTTTCTTGAATTTTCCACCTCGTCTTGCTCTATTGTTGTTTGTTGCGTTCGAGTTTTAAGAAACCCATATGAGTCTTTCTAATCAGCTCATAATTTTTCTTGGGTGGGTTTCTGTTATAAGACATTATAAGACATTCGAATAGAGCATCAAGTGTCCTGAGTCGGTTTTGCAAGAGCCGACTCTTTTTTATTTGCTCCCCTGCCCTATTCGTGTATCTTCCTAAGCTTAGGACACTTATGAAAGAACCCATCAATATTGAAAACGTCCCACAACGAGGACGGCCCAAGGACCCGAATGCTCGTCTGAATGCTTACGATCCTAAGATCGGCGAAACCTTACTCAGTTATGCCGAAGAACCAGGACATCCGTTGTGTCGCTTACGTGCCGACTTTAATCTGTATCACGATGAGATGGATTGCTGGTTGGGCACTATGGGTGAAGGACGCTATTGTAACGAGCATTTTATCAGCTGCTATAACGAGTTTATGGACCGACGACGTGATTACTTTGATAAATTGGCTGCGGTAGGAGAACTCGATAAGGAGGTATGGAGAAATTTATGTTGGTCGCAGTTAAGAGCTAAGATCCAGCCACCTAAAGAGGTTGTATCCCAAGCCGACGTCAAAACCACCATGCAGGTAGAGGACTTGCACAATATCATTGAGAAACTCGAAAGTAAGAAGAATAGCCGTGGTTTTTAGCCCATTAGAGCCGCGCTCAAATGACCACTGAAGCTTGCCTAATTGTAAGGAACTATTGATGGTTGATTTCTCCGCTTGCCGCTTCCGAAGCTCGATTGGCTACTCTCCAGCGGACTAGCTCTCGAAATTAACCAGGAAACGGTAAAAACGCAAAACTAAAATGTTGGAAATGTTTTTGGGCCCAAACAATTGAAAGCATTTGCCCCCCAGTTGGATGCTTGTTAGTTTCATTTTCATGGAACTCTTTGCTTGGTTACTTGTTGGGTTTGCTCTGTATGGGGCCTTGCTCAATTCGAACGGACAGGCGCTTCGCTCGTACAAGGTTTGGTTATTCAGTAATGCCGGCTTTGTCGCTTACAATGCGGTTATCGGCTCTTACGCCCAATGTGCGCTTTTTTTCGCCTATTTCCTCATTGCTGTCAACGGCTACCATCGCGCAAGCAGCCAGGCAAAATGCTTAAAAGCTTGCAAAATATGGACCCAGTGGCAAAAGAAACACAACATAAAATAAATCATAAAGCCTGCGCAAAACGCATCTTGTTTAATAAGCAACGGGTTCCGAGATACTTTCTGTGAGTATTGCGATGACTGATGGGGTTTAGAATTACAACCATTGCGGCTGTAGGCTTGCTTCTTAGCGGATGCACCAAGACGTCTCTGCTCCTGCCGCAAAAAATCGCTTCGCAAGCTCACAGGATCCAACAGATCAATGATCTGTTGTACGACAACTTGCAAATAATGCTCTACAGTGGGCGTTACAATCAGGACACAGCTCTTGCTAATAGGGCTCTGGATGGCTGCTTTTCCATCATTGGGCAGCCATCCGAGCAGGAAATCGCTTACGCAAAAATAATTGATCACAAGGCTTTGGATGCACTTTTGGGGGCGTCCAAACAACTGCTGAAGGAGAAACAAAAGCTCATCACCCACATTCGTGATGATCAGCAGGCCCTCGCCTTGCGTTACCAGTCCCTCCAAGCGGACGCCGCTTGCCATACTTGGACTAAACGCCTCGTCGCCTTCGCTTCCCTTGTTTTGGGCGTCATTGCTATCGCTTTTATTGTATTTAGAGTGAAGGTGTGAAAATTTACTCAATGATGGCAAATTAAGGCTTTAAACACCCTATGGGAACAATGCTGATGCCATCTTCACGGGTGTACGCCATGTTACCTAAACCCGTTAAGACCATTTTAAATGAAGGTTGTGGCAATGAAGATGCCTCTAATTGGCAAGCTAATGCGTCCAATGTTTTAATGCCTTCTGTGATAAGTGTTTCGCCCCCTAGCTTGATTTCGATCAATCCATAAGAGCCATTCCGCAAGTGTATGACAGCGTCACATTCCAATCCGTTTTTATTCCGATAGTGATAAACCTCACCGTTCAGGCTTTCGGCGTAAACACGCAAATCACGGATACAAAGATTTTCAAAGAAGAGCCCCATCGTGTGGAGATTATTAATGAGGTCCTTGGGCCCTAATCCTAGTGCCGCTATTCCAATAGACGGATCTGTAAAATAGCGTGTGTTGGACGTCCTTATGGCAGTTTTTGATCGCAGATTGGGATTCCAGGCGGGAGCTTCTTCGATGACAAAAATCTTTTTTAGGGCCTGAATGTATGACATGATGGTTGTGTCCGATAGTGTATTTGCTTCGTTGGTAGCCACATCTCTACTCAAAGCTTGAAAGGTTGTTTGTGAGGCAATAGCTCGCGCGTAAGAACGAAGCAATCTGTCGGCCCGCTCGCGATCACGCTCAACATTGTCAGCACGTGACAAATCTGTATCGATGATAACCTTGTAATAGTCAAAAGCTTGTATTAAAGCTACTTTTGCAGAACAGTCCAAGGCCTTGGGCCATCCACCACGGCAAATAAGAAATGACAATTTATCAATGTCAATGTCGCATTGACCATCAGTAATATTATTGCCTTGAAACAGTTTTTCCAATGAAACGCTTCCATTTGATTCCCCTGATTCAAAAAGACTCATTGGTCGCATCAGCATCCTGGTAATCCTTCCAACCCCTGAATGATGAACTTGGGAAAAATTTGCCGGAACAGCAGAACCTGTCAAAATAAACTGGCCAAAATCATCGCGCTTGTCTACCTCAAATCGAATCGCATCCCACAACGTAGGCGCCATTTGCCACTCATCAATCAAGCGCGGCGTAGGTCCTTTGAGTAATCTCGATGGCTTAAGTTCAGCTAAGGCAAGATTTTGATGTACCGTTTCAGGATCTTGTAGGTACAAAACACTTTTGGCTAACTGCGAAGCTGTAGTTGTCTTACCACACCATTTGGCACCTTCAATTAAGACAGCTCCCTTGCTCTCAAGCTTGTCTTTTAAGATGCCATCTGCAATTCTTGCTTTGTACTGTTTCATAAGGGGAATGGAAGCACGAAAAAAATTTTTTTCAAGCTCAATTTGGCAATTTGTCGCAATTTCGTTTGGCAATTTGTCTGGCATTCACCTCAAAAATAATAAGAACTTGATTGATAAAAGGCTTGCTTACTAATTAAAAAATGGCCAAATTTGATCGATAAGGAATAACAATGCAATGGTGTTGGGAATTCGACGACTGGGCTAATTTTAAATACGACAAAGATCTATTTTGGTCTTACAGAGACAAATTTTTTAAAAATGTCGGCCTTTTTATCGGTTCTTTTGACAGTATGTCTGTTCAAGAACAAAGTGAATTAAAAATAAACATACTGCTCGATGAAGCCATGGCATCTTCCCAAATTGAAGGAGAAATACTGCGAAGAGACAGTGTCCAATCCTCCATCTGTAAGGAACTTGGTATGGCTCATAAACCTATTTCTCAATCTCCTCAAGAAAGAGGCATGGGTCGTTTAATGATGTACTTGTATGCTACTTTTAATGAAGATGTATCTGTAAAAATGTTAAAGCAGATGAACGGTCTTTTATGGAACAAAGAGGAGAATGCTTTTCGAAATACAGGTATAAACGTTGTTTCTGGGAGAATAGACAACCCTAGCATCCATTTTAAGGCGTTGCCTGCTGAACGTGTTGAACGTGAAGTAAACAAGTTTTGTAATTGGTTCAATGCTTCAAAAAATGACATGCTTATGCCGCCTACTGTTCGTGCAGGTATTGCGCACTTGTATTTTGTCATCATACATCCGTTTAAAGACGGGAACGGCAGGATAAGTCGTTCATTAGCAGAAAAAGCCTTGTCGCAGAAGTTAAGTCATCCTTGTTTACTTGCATTGTCTGAGACGATAGAAAAACACAGAAAAGAGTATTATCAGACGCTTGCTAAAACAAATCATACTTTGGACATTTCGGAGTGGCTGTTGTTTTTTTCTGATATGATTATAGAGGCGCAGGAAAGTTCCATCTTTAAGGTGAAGTTGATCATTGAAGAGGCTAAATTATTTCAACAGTTTGAAAAAGACTTAAACGACAGGCAAAAAAAGTGCATACGACGTCTATTTAGGGCGGAGCGCAAAGGCGGTTTTGTCGGAGGTTTGAGTGCCTCTAATTATGTGTCTATCACTAAAGCCTCTTCGGCATCAGCGACTCGTGATTTAACGCAATTGGTTCAATTGGGAATATTGAATAGGCAGGGTAACAATAAAACCACTCGTTACTTCCTAAAAAAATTTGAGTTAAGTTATACCTAATGCTTATTTTTGCCTTCAAAATGTACATATCTATCTCCGTTTGTCGATTTTGCTAACAAAAATCGACAAGTTAGACCGTTACTCAGCCATACCATGATAACCATGACTAAAAATTTTCAACAATCTCATTGATATTGAGGTTGTTAGAAGAAGAAAGCTGCCCGACTAAGTTTTCTTAGTGAATTTTCTTAAGAAAAGATAGACGATTATCTTTTCTTAGTGAGGCATAAAAAGGCTCAATAAGGCAGAGTAATCTCCGGTATCGGCTTGTTTCATGGCGTAGAGATAAGGTGTACCTGTTTGCTGAGTATATGCAAATATTGGCCTGAGAAATATAACGTATACGTTATAAAATTACCAATGATGTGGGTAAAATTCACCCACATGGGAGGGTTAGAACAGTGTCAGCTGATTGGGGTCGTAATGGCAGTGCAGTAAGCTTAGTTTGCGGTAGAGCTTAGCTGAATCAATGTCGAATTTTTCAGCGAACTGCATGACGGTATACTTGTGTCCATTGACGCGGATGATGACGTTGGTTCTTCGGTTATTAGCCTGCTCTTTAGGGCTCGCCCAAATGCAATTGGACGGTTCATAGCCCTTATTATTGTTGAGTCTTTCAATACTAAACCCGGTCGGTTTCATTCCCATATCCTTTAAAAAATTCTCGAAATGCCTCCAAGGGGCACAAACGCTGATGCCACGGGCCCCGTAATTGTGGTAATTAGGGCAATTTACATTGGTGCAGCGTTGGATCATATTGCTCCAGCTCCGGTAAGTCGGAGAGGAACTACAGCCGTGTTTTCTTTGCTTAATCAGTAACATCGTAGCTAGCCTTTAAACTAATGCTTGGAATTTGTCTTCACGGAGTAGTTTTTTGGATGATCCGCATAACAATCTTTTACTTGTTTCCCTAAGTTCGCCATTTGGGCTCACATAATTGTACAAGGTGCGTGTACTTATGTTGAATTGTTCCGCTATATCCCGCATAGAAAAGTTTTTGTTTTTTATGCTTTCCAACAGTACTTCTAACTGCAGTTTGTTTAATGCGTGCCTGCGTCCGCCACAATGGCCACGAGCGCGAGCGGCCTCCAATCCGGCCTTAACCCTTTCACAAATGAGATCACGTTCGTATTCGGCAAACAATCCGAAGAGGTGAAAGATCAACTTTCCCGTGGGTGTTCTTGTGTCAATGGGTCCCTGTGAGGAGGTTAGGACAATGAGGGCAATGTGATTTTTATTCAAAAAATTGCAGATTTTATTTAAGTGCTCCAGATTTCTACCCAAGCGATCGAGTTTCCAAACCACGAGTGTGTCTCCCGGACGCAGTGCTTTCAAGCAGGCCTCTAAGCCTGGTCTTGCATCTTTCTTGCCAGAGGCGTAATCCTCGTAAATTCTGCTTTCTTCAACCCCCATATTTTTGAGGGCGTCTTTCTGCAAATCAAGCCGCTGCGACCCGTCACTTTTGGACACGCGAGCATAGCCAATCTTTATGGAATTGTTTTCGTGCATTCTATTTTCGGATGTGTGGGCGTCTCTTCCCTTACAATTGTGAAAAAACTATTTAGCAAGGGAGGTCAATTTCATTTTGATTTTTTCATTAGTTTTTTCACAAATTTTCCTTGGTTAAAGCGTTTGTTTGTTTTTGTGAAAAAAACAGGTGTTTAATTCACATGTTTATTTGTGGGAAAAACAGTCCCCTACGCTGCTTATTCGTAATGGCCCCAACAGGTCAAAAACTTTATATAGGTTTCATACAGCTCGTAGACTAAGCGGTGTTGTACGTTAATACGTCTGGAATAAGTATTGCGTGGGCTGTTTAATTTTTCGAACGGAGGAGGCGTTTGTAATGGGTTTTTGGAAACAATTTCCACAAGTTTCTTTACCTTTTCAATCAAGTGGCACGAGCTTGCTTTCAGAAGATCTTGCTGGAATCGTTTACTATAAACGATCTTCATACGCCAAGCTCTTTAAACATTTCCTCCGCGTTGTTAAAAACCTTTGCCCTTCCGGCCTTTATATCCTCGTCTAATTCTTTGCTAATCCTGTCTAATTCTTCCATGGGGTAAGTCAAATCATTGTCTTCCACGGTTCTCTCGACAAACCTTTCCAGTAAATGGGAAGTAGAAACTTCCTGTTTCTTAGCTATTTCTTTAAATTTTAACGCTATTGGGGCACTTACGTAACATGTTAAAGCCGTCTTCATAGTATATATACTGTGTATACGCTGTGTGTGCTTGCAAGAAAAATTTAGCAATTCTTTATAAATTGCTACAAAAAGCGAAGTGATTGTGCTATTGAATGCTAGCAATTATAATGCTGGCATGAGGTTAAGGGAGTCACACACGCAGCAAGCGATCGTAAAGTACGCGCGGATGTTGGGATTACATTGTTTTTCGGTGCCCAATGGGGCCCATGTCTCGGAAAAGAACCGCCTGCGATTGAAGGCAGAGGGACTAATGCCGGGTATCCCCGATTTGTTTATTGCCCAGCCATGTGCTGGATATGCTGGCTTGTTTATAGAAGTTAAATCTGCCCGTGGACGGCTGTCTTCCGTACAGGAGGAACAAATCGATCGGCTTTCTAAAAACGGCTATATGTGCGTTGTTGTTTTTTCGGTCGCCGATGCCATTAAGGCTATTGAGAATTACAGGTCCTTGGCAGGATAAGGCGTACTTTTTAAGTACAACGAGTCGGGGCAAATGCTGATTTCATCATTCCACTCAACTGTCCCAAAAGCAACGTGAGCCTTTTTGAAAAACGATTTTTTATTGAGCGGATCCTTAGGATGCTGTAGTAAAAGTGGTTCCATGTCATATATTTTAACCTCGTTTGAAGTAAAAACCAACACTAACTTGTACGGATCTTTGACTTTAACTTGCTTAACTCTCGGCAATAATTTCATCAACGTAACGGTTTAATTTTTTGTACTTTTTCTCCATGTTTAGCCAATTCCCAATTTGCCATTAACTCATCTTGGTGAATTAACACCCACGCACGCATCATAGCTGCCTGTTTAATCGGTAATTTCCCAACAATTATTTCTCCATTAAAATCAACACAGGCTTCTTGCCCACTGTAAAAGACATGAACATGCGGAGGATTGTGCTCATCCCTCGTATTGAGCCCTTACTATGATTCCGTAAAAAATGGCTAATGTCGGCATAACTACAGTTACCTGGTAGTTCGATTTATAATCTCAGTAAAAGAATCTTATTTTTATTGTCCCTGTGGGAGCATAAAAACATTTCTATTTAATATCGATGTAGACATGTCGTTCCTTGAAGCAAAATCTTTTAATTAGTCATCCATTTGCTTGATAAATATGTGCTTACTTACTTTTTCATAATGTTTTTATATTGGTTTTATACTGTAAATAGTATGAATTTATGTCAACATTCGTTTCTGTAAAAAACGAGCTCGGTTGACAAGGGAATTGTAGGCGAGTTAGAGTATGAGGCGGACACATGGAAAAACTTAACTTTTTGGAAAGGGATGTAAGATGGGATTTGTTGCTCCGGTGTTAGGTGCAGTAGGTGGAGCTTTAGGCTTAAGTGGGACAGCGGCCACGGTGGGAGGAGCTGTTGCGACGGGCCTTGGGGCCGCCTCAGCTTTTAATCGAGATGTACGTCGCATTGCCCTGCCGGTTTTAGGCGGCATGGCGGGTGGCGCGGCCTTGGGTGGACTGGGTGCTGGAGCTGGCGGAACGGGTGGAGTTCTCGGTGGAGCCACGGCGGGCGTTTCTCACGGAGCGCTCATGGGGGGCGTGATGGGCGCCGACATGGCCAACAAAATGAACCAACAGCGCCAATTGGTAAAAACACAGCAGCGGTATTATGATGAACGGCGCAACGCGGTAGCCCGGCAGGAAGCGGCCATCAGGCAGCAAGAACAAGTCATGAATGAGCGGATGCATCGTGCCAAACTCGCCCAACAATCGGCTCTTAATCTGGAAGCTGAGCGCATGGCGCGCTATCAAAGACGTGCCTTGCGTGGAAGACGCAGAGGCTTATTGGATTCATTGGAACAAGGCGATTTGGCTCAAACCTTGGGATAATGCATGTCAACCATTGTAGGCAGTAATTGCTACATTGACCCAAATACGCAGTTGGGGGAAGATTGCGTTATTGGGAATAATACGATGATTTACGGTCAGGTACGCATTGGAAATCATGTCACGATAGGTCCTAATAGTATCATAGGAAATGCGCCGACTTGTTTCGGCTTGGAGGAGAGTGATGAGCGTTTCGAAACGCCCCTCATAATTGAGGATAACGTCTTTATAGGGAATTTATGTGTCATTGAGCGAGGGGTTGATTGCCCGAGCAAGATTGGGCGTGGAAGCATGATTGGCAGCCTTTGTTATTTGGCTCATGAGTTTGACTGTGGCACCGGTTGTTTTATTTACCCGCACTGCTTTTTTTGCGGACGGGTAAAGCTTGGGAACGGGGTGCTGGTTTTGTCGAATGTGACCATGTTCGACAAGGTCTCTTGTGGGGACAATACGATAGTGTTTCACAGGGCCATCGTGTCAAAATCGTGCGAGCCCAGATCTTTCATTATTGGCGAGCGCGGGGAAGCGCTAAAAGAGTACCGGAAAAGAGAGCGATACATAAGGCGCCTGGCAAAATACGAAGAGCGGCTAAAAATTTTAGAGGATAGGATTAATGGACGAATTGATAAGAGATTTGCAGGAGCGGTACCAGCGGGCGAAAGCGGGTGCTGAGAAGTTTTATTCCATGTACAAGCGGGGTTACGAATTGTGTGCCCCTAATTACAACAATGTGGAGCCGTACGCGCATCAGGGGAATAGCGGGCAGCCGCAGGTTTACGACTCAACGGTATCGCGGGCGGCAGATTCCTTTGTGAATACCTTTGTTTCGACAATATGCCCCCCGCAAACCCGCTGGATGGAGTTAGCGCCCTCGGATAGCTTGATTGAAGAGTGGGCCAACACAACGGGCGGCTCCAAGCAGCAGGCTGAGGAAGACCTATCGAAGGACTACCGGTATGTAACGGATCAATTCTTCAGTGCCTTAAATCAGTCGAACTTTTATTCCGTCATTGATCAGTTTGCTCACGATATATTTCTGGGGACTGGCTGCCTGCTGGTCCAACACAGCGGCGATTACTTTGATAGCGCGTCACCTTTGGATTTTACGGCCATTCCGCCGTTGGATATTGCCGTTGAATTGTCGCCTAACCAAAAGATCACCGCGATATTCCGTAAGCAAAGCTTGAGATACTCTCAAATCAAGTACATGTACCCGACCTTTGATTACTCGACAATTGCTGGCATCCAGGCGGGATCAAATAAAAATTGCGAAGTGGAAATTCTCGAAGCCTGCGTACTGGATCCGCAATTTGTTAAACTTGATAACGGCAATGTAGTGCACATGCGTTGGCATTACATGGTCCTTTGTAATGACAAGATGGCGGTCGACATGCGCATGGAAAACAATCCTTTCGTTGTATTTTTCTGGTCCTTGAGGCAGAAAGAAAATGTTGGTCGGGGCTTACTCAGCAAGTTGCTGCCGGATGCCAACGAACTGCAAGCCATGGTTAAACTGAAACAAAAATGGTTACAAATGCACGCCTATGGCATGTACACCGCGTCCGCATCCATGTTGCTTAATCCTGCGATGACCAAAATTCGGCCGAATAGTGTCATTATGGTTAAGGAACAGGGCGCAATACAGCCCCTACAGCCTGCCGGCAATCCGCAAATTCAGCAATTGCAAATTCAAGAGTTACAGCAGGCCATCAAAGAAACTTCTTTAGATTTTACCATTCCTAATGACCCAAAAATGACGGCGACCCAAGTGGAGTACATCGCTCAGCGCCAATTACAAATCTTCTCGGGTGTTGTCGGACGGATTCAATTTCAGTTTTTGTGGCCAATTGTACAAAATAGCCTGAACATCTTGCTGGCCACACGAAAAATCATTATGCCTCCCAATCTTACAAAGATTGACATCAGTACCACACGCTTAAAAATCCTCTCCCCTATTGGACGCATTCAGTTCATGCAAGATCTTAATGCCTTGATGTCGGCCTTGGGCAATATTGCTCAAGTGGACCCCAATTTAATTACTTTGTATGTGAAGACGGAGGACCTGCCGACTTACATATTCGGGCAAACAGGGGCACCAGCCAAACTACTACGTACGGAGAAGGAGACAAAAGAAGTACAGCAACAAATGGCCGAACAGCAGCAAGCGGCGGCCTTACTTCAAGCTAAATAAATTTTTATGGACACTCAAAAAAACAATAATGGGAAAAAGCAGGCAGCCGCGCCGGAAACAAAGAAGCTGTACCTGGACAAGCACAGCTTTGCGTACAAAATTGAAGGTGAGCCCTTACTGGTATCCGTTTTTTTGGATCTGGGGTTCAAATATCAAGATGAGGCTGGGAAAGAGAGGCAAATCCCCGAATTGAAGATGCGCATCGAGCGTAAGTGCGCAAAACAGAGCGGCTTGTCGGTCGAACAGATTCAGGCCATGATGCGCTCGGGCTTCCGCCCCATTAGTAAATGGTGCAGCTCCTTTAAGATAGGTAAAGACGGGAAAATGAAACTTCCGCCCTCCTACAAAGAGGCCGTCAAATCATTGGAAGACGATTTCAATCACTCCATGGTTCAGATATTCGGTTTTCAATTGGACGCTTCCGCACTTTACGGTAATCACTTAGAACCCATTTTCGAACGCGCGGTCAGCGGTAACTCCTTAATTTATTCACTGAAGGAGTGGTAGTAATATGGATCATGTTGATGAAATTACGCGCATAGCCGACGAGGGTTATCGGGAAATCGCACGCGCACTGCGCGATGTGTTTAAAAGCGAACAGGGGTGCAGGGCGCTTGAAGGTCTGTATCAATTGTTCTGCCACAGCTACTTTGATCCAAGTTGTCCAAAAGAGCGGGCCCTCTATCAACAAGGCCAGGCCTCCGTCATCTACGAAATCAAGGATATGATCAATAAAATAGAAAAAGGTTTATTATGAGCGAAGAAAACTTACAAGCAGCTTCTTTGACCGAAGAAGCTCCAAGGACAGCGGCCCAACGGCCCGATTACATCTCCGAGGCCTATTGGGACGGCAAGCAAGTGGATGTACAAAAGTTGGCCGACGACTTAAGGTCCAGCAATAAGCGCGTAGAAGACTTGCGCAGAATCTTGTCGACCCCAAAGGAGCCGGAGCCATACGAGGCGCTGTTTGACGGCCGTGAATTGAATGATGCCCAAAAGGCCGATATGTCCGTCTACGTTAAATTGGCCCGTAAAAACGGCTTGTCCAAAAAGCAGGCCGAGCAGTTGTACGACGACGTCAATGAGGTGGTTACTAAGAACCAAAAGCAGTACTATGAAAACCTCATTAATTCCACCAAGCAGGAGCTTGGCAACGAGTATCAGACGATTTCAGAAGGGCTGCAGTCTTTCGCAAAGCAAAAAGTGAGTGCTGGTAAGTGGTCTGAGCAGGACCGCCAGGATTTCGCCGATATGGCGTTCAATGCGCGATCCATGCGCATATTGGCCGAATTGGTTCAAAATCAACCCGGCATGGACCTGTCCGGGCAAAATAATCCTTCCCAAGGGGAACAATCTTTAGAACGTGAGTACTACGACTTGAACAGAACGTACCATGATTTACTTAAACGCGGACACGGCGATGATCCTCACACGCAGGAAATTAAATTAAGACTTAATAAAAAACGCGCCGAATACAACCAAATGATCGACGATCAGGGCGTTTTGAACGATTTGTAAGACCCAAACTTTTACCGTGTCTGTCCTATCGGCGTTCCATTCCAATAGAGCTCTTCGGGAGCAATGTCTAAGCCGAATGCCCAGACGACCGTTCCGTACTCAACCCGGGCACTATTGAAGACAAGTGGCTCTTTTAGTTTTTTAAAAACTCCACGATCAAAATGCCCGGCCATATCGTAGGTCTTACGTTCACCATTGGCAAAGGTTAGATCTAATATGTGATTGTCAATGGGCTTAACGGATACAACCTCTTCCCAGTGTTTCATGCTATTCAATTCTAAAGGGTTGTTGATTGTTTTTACATAGTTCCCAATCTATTTCCAGCTCTTCTCTATGTTCTAATATCCATACATGTACAAGTGTTTCATCTTTTTTGACTCTCATGGGCTTATCTATTAAGATAATTTACACAGCGTTGCTTCAGTCATGGTAGTGTGTCCAACAGGAAATGATGGTGATATTGTTGTTTTGCTTGTCTACGGTGTAAACGAGCCGATGTTGGATGTTAATTCGACGACTATAGATATCTGGATATCTGGGCCTGCTAACGGTTCAAAAAATGGAGGGAATATAAAAGGATTTTCCTTTATCAAGTTAATCAAGGCCACCGTTTTGGAATAAAATTCACTTTTTTGGATAAGCTTGTAGTCCTTTTTACCTCTTGCAGAAAAGGTAATGTTGTACATTTTATCCCTATCCCTCTAACTCCAAATCTTTTTCAAATTCCTCGAGTGAAGAATAGGTTTTGCAGCCAGTAAAATCGGGGTTTTTAATGGCATCAAAGTACTCAGGATCGTCTTCCTTTTTTATAATTTCGCATATTTTGCCTGTTTCTGGATCTGTTAAACCAAGCCTGTCTTTGCTCTTCCTTAAAACCATTTTTAAAACCAGTTGGTAGATAAACTCTGACAAAGACATATTCCTCTTTTTTGCCTCATCCTTAAGGGCCTTTACCACAAACGGGGCGGCGTTAAATGATATTTGTGTCTTTTTCATACAGTAATTAGTACTGTATTTTATACTCTATTGTCAATCCCAGACGGAGAAAAATGAATAAAAAAAGTGAAAGAATGCCCAATTTTTAGAAAAAGCGTTAAGCTAATAGAATAACAAAAGGCATCTCTTGTCTTTTGCAGGAGGATCGTCCTTATGAGCTGCTGATAGCGTGGCAGCTGCATAGGCTCCACGAAGTCTTCTGCTTATAATGGATGGGACCCTTGAGTTAAATACGCTAACTAATCTACAAATCATTTAACAAAAGGAGAAGTATATGAGCTATACAATCACACAAGCTCAAATTAAGAAATTTGACCCTGAGGTTAAGGGCATATATCAAGCGAATTCACGGCTTGGAAGCATATTCCACACGAACAATGCGCACGGGGCCTCCACGTATCAAGTGACACGTTTAGGTTACGGCATCGGCAGTATTTCTGTGCCGGGTGCGGATATTCCGAATATGAATTCGGCCACCTTGCCGAGCACAATCACGCTAGAAAACTGGAATCATGCGGAATACATTGATTACTTCCAAGCGGGAGAAGTCAATTGGGATGCAATTGGGAAGTCAGCTACCGAGGTATGTGCGCCGGCAGCTGGACGTCGCAATGACCAAATTATTCTCGATGTACTAGCTCAATTGCCGAACACCTACGACATTGCCTGGAATTACCAAGGCAACACGCAAGGCATCAGTGCCCGCATGGTACAACGTGCCAACACAATTTTATCCTGGAATGCGGTACCGATGGAAGACCGCTACTTCATTGCGCCTTACAGTGTACTAGAAGTCATGCTCTCGGATGCCAATTTTACAAGCCGTGATTACGTACGGGATTTAACACCCGCGTTGAGTGGTGAAATGGTGCAATTCGGCGGCTTCAAGTGGGTATTTATGGCCAACAACCCCGAGGGCGGTATGCCGTATGTCGATAACGGTGACGGAAGCTACACGTACGAATGCTTTGCCTGCCACAAGCGTGCCGTAGAAGTGGCTGTCGGTGAGGGCAATTTTGCTGGCTCTGGCATGCCCATGCTGCGCATCGACCGCGTTCCCGAAAAAGGCTCATGGATGGTCAACGCCCCATTAAGTTGCGGTGCAGCCATTGTTGAAAATAAAGGTATCGTTCGTGTACATGCCAAGATTGAAGCTATTGTAGCTTAACAGACGAGGAGGAAAATAATTATGGCATTTGACAAATCAAAATTCACATCGATAGCGGCACAAACGTTATCGAGCAATGCAGAAATGCACTGGTTGTACGAAACCACCGATACGTCGAAAGATGTTTACTTGTCGGCTAATGGGGTATTGGGCAATTACTTTAGTGAGGTTTACAGCCTCTTGAGCGAGGGCAACATCATCAGCGTTCGCCACATGTCGTCCACAAGCACTGCCGCCAACGAAGTCTCGAGTAAATCAACGCCGGTAGATGAAATTGACTACATGGTCATTTACAAGAGCAAGGAACAAGATCGCAGCAATCGCATATTCGTATATCCGATCTTGCCGGGAGAGCGCTTGGTTGTACGTCACATGGATGACTTGCACAGTTGGACTGGCGCTCAAGCCTTTGAATTTCCATCCAATGTGGCGCTCAAAGGTTTTGGCATTGCCGTCAATGGCCCCGTAGCCGCCAACTACACTCTGAAATTAAATGACGGCGACGGCAATCAATTGTCGACCGTACAATTGACGGCGGCGGCATCGCGCTCTGGCTCTTTTGCGCTTGCAAGTGGAGGAACAAGTAGTGCGTTTGTGGCCGACCAATTCCAATTGCAGCCGGATGCGGTGGATGCCAATGCGGTTGAGGGAATTGTGTTTGCGATTGTTGAATCTTCGACCATCGAGGCATACAAAAAGCAAGCTTTCTTAACTTACTTCTGGGCAAATGCAAACGCGGTGGATACGCAAGCCGTTGTCTGCCCGGTGGATGGTAAGGTTGTAAAAGTGATTGCGGCAGTAGAGGCGGATCCAGGAGCAAACACAACGTTTACGTCCAAGATCAACGGAACTGAGATTACAAGTGGGGCGGTAACCATCAACAATGGTTCTGCTGCTTGGACTGCAGTTGAGGTTGTACCGACTGCGGCCAATCTTGTCACTGCAAATCAAAGTATTACTATCACGAATACCGCTTCAACAAATGCGGTTGCCGCGTGGGTAACGATCGTTGTCGACTACTAATAATGAATAATTGTGGTGGGATTTTGTCCCATCACCAACAAGATAATGGTCATGGTGGCTGTAACGTTTACGAACAAAATTGAGCTGTGTAATTTGGCGTTAAACTTGATTGGGGCAAACCCCATTCAGGGATTTGCCGACAACACGCGCGAGGCGCAACTGTTGTCTCAGAATTACGAATTGTGGGTCCAGCAGTGCTTAACGAAATTCCAATGGCGTTTCGCGATGGATGTCGCACAATGTTCTAAACTTGCAGACAGTCCGATCCCTCAATGGGCGTACGCGTACGAGCTGCCAAGTGATCTAATTTCTATCGTTGCGGTTTATTTAAACCGTTTTGATGGGCAAGGGAACAGTGCTATGTCTGGGGATAGACTCAGCTGGAAAAATTACAAATTGTTTGCTGGAAATACGCTTTGCACGAACGTGGAGCAAGGGATTTGGGTCCATTATCGCAAGCGTGTCCGTGAGGCCCTGTGGCCGTCGACTTTCATCAATTACGTTGCCTACTATATAGCCATACAATTATGTCCAATGCTGGGGCGCCAATTCGATTTGCAAAAGCAGCTCATCGCGTACACCTACGGGGCTGGGTCCAATGGGGTCTACGATGCGGCTTGTGCGGCGGATGTAGAGCAATACTGCCCAGATGAATTGGATGCAGATTTGTTACAGTCAGAACGGGAGTCTTACTGATGGCTAAAATATTGCACCCACAGTTTAGTTTTACAGCGGGTCAATTGGACGCAAATCTTTCGCAACGTGGGGATTTAGAGGCCTACTATAAGGGTCTGAAAAAGGCCGAAAATTGTGTCTTGCGCGTTGTGGGAGGTGTTACACGACGGTACGGTACAAAGTTTGTAAGAACCGCGCCAGATGGAACTAAATTTAGGATAATAGATTACACGGCGAGGGCGAACGGCGCAGATTACACCAACATTATTGTTTTTGGAAACAATATAGCCGATGTTTTTAATGTCGAGAGCGGCCACTATCTCACCTCATTTGTTACGGGTAAGACGGACGAAGTTATGAGCAAGTGTGATTATGAGATGGATGGAAACAAAATTATCTTTACGGAAGAGAACACGGCTCCGTTTCAAATAAGCTTTACTGGAGGTTCTGCGAGTAGTGCATCTACATACACGGTGTCCGATGTGGACTTAAGCAACATCCCCTACTATGAATTTGTGGCCAATGACTTCACTCCGACTGGTGCTGCATTAACGCCATCTGCGGTGAGCGGTTACATTACGTTGACGGCCTCTGCCGGCACACCGTTTCAAGGTGTTCAACCCGGTATGAAAGTACGTATAACGCCGGTTGGTTATGTGCGAATTATAAGTGTAAAATCCGATACACTTGCCGTTGGTTTTGTTGAAAGGCACCTGTCCAGTACCGACCCCATAGCCGCAGGCTCTTGGCTAATTGAGAAAGGTTGGGAGCCGATTATTTCAGCCACACGCGGTTGGCCGAGGACACTCGCCTTCTATGCGGGGCGTTTGTATTTTGGGGGCACAAGAGCTCTGCCCAATCTGATTATGGCATCCACGGTTGAGGACAATTACGATTTTGATTTGGGAGACGCGAGTGACAGTGATGGTTTTTATGAATTTACAGATTCAAAGGATGCCGCCCACATATACATGCTGCAATCTAGAAATACCCTGGAAATTTACTGCAATGCGTCGGTGTACGTCATTACAACCTCAGGGTTTATTGGGCCTGTAAGCGTTAAAATCACTCGTGTTTCACCTAATGGCATTATGCCATATGCAGAGGCGCCGTTGATTTCAGATGGCGGCTCGCTGTTTTTAAACAACGATAAAAACGGTGTCTATTGGACTAACTATCAATTGGAAAGCGACAGTTACCTTTGTGATCTAATATCTGAGCTGTGCTCGGATATGATCACGGTTGCCGACATGCCGGTTACTTACCCGACCGTAGTTTGGAAGGGCGATGACAATTTCAAAAACAATTTTTTTGCCTTCATCAACGAGGATCACGAATTGGTGCTCGCAAGCGTATTGTTGCGAGAGCAGGTCAAGGGATTTTCTAAGCTGATATTTCAGGAAAGAGATGCAGAGGGAAACTTTGTAAAGTCCAAGCTGCTGTGCATCTGCCCGGTAAAGGATAAATTTTTTATGATTTTATACAGCAGACAAAGAGATAGTTATGATTTGCTTTATTGGGATAAAAACAGCTACCTGGACAATTCTACCACGGCAAGTGTATCGGGGCAAATTATTGCGGGCCTAAATCGTTACGAGGGCAGCTGCGTGGATGTCATTAACAAGGATTCAGGTGAGTATTTGGGCCCCTACCCTGTTAATAGCAATCAGATTGATCTTGAGACCAATGTTTATGATGGGGCCGCCGTTGAAGTTGGTTACGCCTTTTATATGACGATTGAGACGATGCCGATTGAAGACATTCAAAACCTCGGATCTTCCATCGGAAAGTACAAAAACATCAGTGAGGTATTTGTAAACCCCGAAGAGGTCTCCAACATGACGCTTAACGGGCACAAGATGGTCGACACGACGAACAAGGCTCCCGTGACAGAGCCGTTTGTCAATAGGACCTTGTACGGCTGGGATCGGCAAAAAACTCTCGTTATTAGTCAAGATAAGCCGATGAGCTTAAGTCTAAGGAACATTTTAGTAAAAGCGGAGGTCAACGAGTAATGTTGTTTTCATTATTAGGCGCTGGATTATCAGCTGGCAATGGGCTTTCTTTAGGGAGGACACTGCAAAGCCTGGGTAAAAGCTTTATGGGTTCTATGTCCACCGGGCTGTTAAGTTGGTACGGCTCTACGGGGCAGACGGGGATGAAGCCGTTAAGCTACGGTAGCACGGGCTACGGTAGATCCGTACTAAACCTTAATCATCAGAGGGAACAGCTTCGCTTAATGCAGAGCCAAACAGAAAAAATGAAGGCGGCACGGCATGCGCAGAGCACGCTTGCGGCGTACATGGCGGGCAGAGGCTTTGCTCCCGGCGGATCTACACAGCAATTGTTGTCGGATGAAAGCAATAATAATTTGATGCAAGATGTTGAAGTTGAGCGGCTCATTTCCGTTCAAAGGATTATGGAGGCCAATATTCAGCAGCTTCAGGGCGATTACTCGGTATTGAACAATTTTGAGGCGGCACGCATGAGCTATGAAAGCCCGTTGAAGAAAATATTTCGTGAAAGTTTTATGCAGCCCTTGCAGCAAAACCTGATAGGCGAAATAAATCAGTCGATTCAAGGCAAGCTTATGGAGGATAAAGATGCCAAATAGGGATAATTTTGTATATCAGGCGCAAAATGCTTTTGGCAATGTTGATCATGTGGGCGCTCAATCGATCCTCAACAAAGACAATCAATTGGATGGTCAGGTCAACGCGTCGATTAGTAATATTTTGACCGCCGAAGATAATTTAAGAAGGACAATTGAAAATCAGCAAAATCAAATTACGGTCGCCATTGCCCAAAATAAGATAAAGGCCTTGCTTCAAGAGAATGCCGAGCTGTTTTCAACCGACCCCGATCGATTTAAGGAAGAGAGCAATGAGGGCGCACAAAAGCTTTTAGATGACGTGCCGGCGCAATTTAGGCAGTCGCTTGCGCTTGCTTTTAAAGTGGAGCAAGAGATGAGGCTTGTTGGCATCCGTGACAATCAACGTCACGCATTGGACGAGAGCAAGTTTGAAGAAAGTAAAAAGGCCATTCAGTACCTTGCGGCAGATGCCAAGTACATTGTTCCCAAATTACTGTCTCCCGACAAAGCCGTTGCTGCCAATGGGGCCTTAGGTTTGGCCGCTTTGATGAGCGATTTTAACGTACAAATCGATGCTAAAGATTCTTACGCTAAGCCATTGTTCAACGAGAAGCAAAAGCAAGAATTGAGGGACGGCGTGTTTGGCTCAATGTACGAATCGTTCGCGGAGCTGAAATTGAACTCTTTGCCATTGGATAAACAAGCTGCATTTGTGACATCGTTTTTAAGTGGGCAGCAGAGCATAAGCTACAAAAATCAGGATGGAGATGAAGTAAACATCGATCCGCGCCTGTTGTCCTACAAGACACTCAATACAATTTCTAATCGTTTGGCAAAGCTGTACGAAGACAATTTAAAGCAGGCCGAAGGTGCGCATCAATTGCAGATGATTGAGAATGTCATCTCGGGTGCAGCCTACCCTGATCCAAAAGATAAAAAGTACCGCGAGGCAGCAGATGTCTACTACGAGAGTTTATCACAAAACTTCAATTTTACAGACCCGTTAACGTCCAAGCAGTCGGTATCCTTGATCGCCGATTTCATAAATGGGGTAAAAACCATTCCGCCCAAATTGAGTAGTGACATTAGGGCCTTACTGGCCTCAGGCGATTTTGTGGCGTTTTCAGCGGCGAGTGACATTGTACGAAGCGTGCAGCTCAATAAGCCGAATCTCATTGAGTTTTTGCCGCAAAAGGAGATCGCAAAGGCTTTGACGATGAATCGAATGACGGATGCCGGTGTTCCGGCTGAAACGGCCTTTAAGCAAATAGAGAAAAGTTTTTCAAGCATGTCGTCGGAGCTGATTAAAAAGCGCGCTCAAGATTTTGCGAGGGCCCTGCGGGAGGATAATAAGGCTTTCCTCGCTTCCTCCATGACGAAAGGATGGTTTTTTAAGGAAAACAAAGAGTTCAACGGCTTGGTCTCCGATACATTTTATCAGCAATACACTGGGCTGGCAGAAGAATATTATAAAATGGGGGCCGATCTTAAAACTGCGCAAGAGGCGGCGCTTGCGGTGATGAAAACAAGATGGGGAGACAGCACGGTTAATGGCGATCATTATTTAACGGCTTTGCCGCCTGAAAAGTATTACGGGATGCCGGGCGTACAGGGGAAAGAATTGCGTGCCGTCTTAGATAAGTACATTAAAGCCAGTTTTGGCGAGGATGCAAAACCTGAGGAGTACGTGGTCCTTGCCGATTCAGAAACCTATGCTACGGCGGGCGATGCAAGCACTAAACCTTCCTACGCACTGTGCAAAATCAACGATATGGGCATGGCGGAGCCGGTTCTTGACGACGACTTGCAGATTGTTCGAATTGGTTCAAACATATGGAATTACGACAACTTTTTTGCCGACGTGTCAGAAGAAGAGCGGCAAAAGCGTCAGCATCGTTCAGAAGAGCTAACTAAGACCAATGTTAGGGCCGGACTGAGGGCGATTTCAGGAAGGTACGGGCTGTGATGGAACAGAGGTTTTCTTTAACAGGTACACGGCAGGATGCCCAAAATTTAACGGATGAGGCGTTCTTTGCTCGGCACTTGAGGAAGAAAAATGGAGTGTTGCCGCTAGTGAGTTCATCAGAAGCAGGTGTTCCCACACAAGCTCAAACGAACACGCAAGCGGACGAACACAGTTCGATTTGGGATCTAATCAAGGCGCACGTTTCGTCGGGTACCATCATCGATGCGGTTCGATTATCTTTCATTAAGGGTAAAAGCTTTTACGAGCCAGATCCGAGTTTTGAGATCAGGCCCGAAGACTGTTACGGGTACGAGGAGTACATGCACGATTTGTGTTCGGCCGACAACCGAGAACAATTGAATGCATTGAAAACAGCCATTGATGATATTCGGCTAAAGCAGAAGATTAAAGCTGAACACGGGATTGTGGCCAACCTTGGAGCCGACTTATTGAGCCCGGAATCGTGGTTAACATTGGGCGGGGCAGGTAAAGCTTACAACGCAATCTCGCAGGGCTTCAGGTATTGGAAGTACGGGAAAAAATTGTCGAGTACCGCGAGCACCTTTGTTGAACACATTTTTGGAAAAGATTTTTACAAGACGGCCGCAGCGGCCGTGGTACAAAATACAGCCTCAAATGCCGCTTTTGGAGCAACATTGGGTGCCATCGAATTGGGCATCCAGGCAACTTTAGGTTCTGATTTGAGCGGCGAACAAATGCTTAAGCAAATTACAACACCGGCTTTGTTGGGTGCCGGTTTTGGTGTTATATTTGGCACATCTGCCGACCTGCTGTTACGAAGGAAAACAAAGCTTGCGGCTGAGCGATACAAGGCGCTTTTGCAAGACCCCAACAATAAGTCGATTGAAAACATTACGGTCGCACTTGACCCGTTAAAAGCGGGAGAGCCCGGGTACTTAAGTGGAAAAGTTAAGTCGGCCTTGGGGCAGGAACTACCCATCACTCCAGGTATTCGAACTTCCACAAGCCCGTCCTTGCTGACACGCGATATCAGCAGAAAGCTTGTAGATAATTTTATAACATTTGTTGACAACGATGGGAATGTGTTGACCAACAATGCAGCTTCCGTCGAGTCTGTTTCGAACAAATTGATTGCCGTTTACGGGACAAAAATCACTGACGAAATCAACAAGGGGTTTAAGTCGTGGTTGCTTCAGAGGTACGGTAATTTAAAGGCTTTTACCGAATTGGCGAAGAGGGAAGTTTGGGGCAATTCAAGGCAGTGGGATGAGTTTAATGCCCTGCTTGCCGAAGCTGCCAGGAATGGCGATACGCACATCGACCCCATTGTCAATCAAACCGCAAAATCCCTGCGCCCCATAAGCGATGAGATTGGGAACTTGGCCCAAAAGTACGATCTTTATGGGGTTAAGTCGAGAGCGCTCAGTGAAAACCAAAGCAAATTAACGCGAAGAACAAAACAGCGCGAGAAATTGGAACAAGCGGGTGGGAACCAAGCCCAAATAGACAAAATTAAGCAAGAGGAGCTTGCGCTGCAGAAACAACTAGACGCCATCCGTGCGAAGACGTACACGGTACAAGATTTTGAGTCCGTTGGGGATGCGTCTTACTTGCCCAGGGCGTTTGATAAGAACAAAATTGCCAACAACCTTGACGGATTTCGTGCATGCATCAAGCGGGGTATGATTAGCCAGCTGAAGCAAAAGGGCCTCTTTGAGGGACAAAAGCTTAACCAACGAGAGCAAAAAATTTTTAATTCTTTAAACCAGAAGCTGGATGACGCGACGGCCTTGGTGCTGGACGAGATTCTCAAAACCTCGCAAGGGCGGGTTCGCTTACGCAACTACGGCATTAGGGGATTTGAAAATGAACGGGTATTAAAATTTCCGACAAAGTATGTTCAAGACTTTGTGGTCAATCATTATGCGGATACCATGTATCGCTACCTACAAACGGTCATTCCCGATACACAAATTATGAAAAGTTTTGGGACTTTGGAGGTGGATGACCTGCTAGTTGGCATCGCCAAAGATTACGGTGAAATGATTCAGAATGCCGAAAAACTTGGGAAAAAGACAGAAGTTGAGTGCTTACTAAAGAACCTTGCGAGTGATAAAGAAGACATTGAGGCCATGTTTAATCGGGTTAGAGGAACGAGTGTCCTTGATCCCTACAATCTTACGGCCGGCGGTCGTGTGATAAATAATATGATTGCCACCGTTCAAAACCTAAATGTTGCCCGACTCCTGGGTGGCACAACGATGGCTGGAGCCAACGATCTTGGACAAGTTTCTATGGTCCTTGGCTTCAAGCGATTCTTCGGTACCGGTTTAAAGATGCTCATCCATATGAAATGGACCAAGCAGGCCTTAAAGGACAACGAGGCTTTGTTCAACGCCAGCACCCTGTGGCGACAAACCCGTCAGGCCAGTTTTGGCGAGATGGTCGGAGGCAGCGGATTTTGGGCATGGGCAGCGAAGGCCAGTCGCGGATTTGCTAATGCCACCACCTACCTCAGTGGAATCCATTTTTGGGATGACACGATGAAGTTTTTAGCTGGTTATCAGGCTTCAGAGATTATATTGAAAGCGGGCGAAACCCTTTTAGAGGGGAAAGCGCTGGCCGCAAAAGATGCCCATTGGTTACAAACACTTGGGTTATCTGAACCTCAACTTAAGAAAATACACGAGCAGTTCACCAAACACGGCGAGAAAAGAAATGGATTGTACGCGCCGGGTAGTGCTAAGTGGACTGACAATGAGGCAAAATCTGTATTTGGTGCAGCCATCATGAAGATTCAAAATCAGGCCATTTTAACGCCTGGGATTGGGACGGTCCCGGTATTGTTCGACAACCCTAAAATGAAAATGTTTACACAATTTAGACGCTTTACCTGGAGTGCGTTTGAAAAGTGCATGATCCCTGGGCTGCAAAAGAGAGATTTTGATGTATTTGTGGGCGCGACCATGATGATGTGTATTGGTGTCTTGCGTTCTACAGTGCGTATGTATGTCGGCGGCTACAGCCTAAGCGACGAAGAATTGTTAGATCAGGCGCTGAAAGAGTGCGATTTTATGTCTTACTACGGCGATGTTTATGGAACAGCAAAGACGCTGTTCGGTTTTGACGAAGAACAAAACAAGGCCAATGCGGATTTTATGCGCTCTATTCAAGGCACGATCATTGGATTTGGCGTTGATAGCTTTGGGGCCTCTCGCTCTCTCCTAAAATTATTGCAAGGGAAGCCGCTCACACAGGGAGAGGTGCATGCCATGAGGAAAATGCTGCCCAGTCAAAATAATCCCGTTTTTGCGGGGTTGTTCAACAGGGCCGAAGATCAGGTGTTCGAGCGCTTTGGTAACGGCAAACGGAGGAAGAAATAATTTAAATAAAAGGACACAGAATGACGGTAATAGTTGAAAATGACAGGTACATCAAACTTTCGGCCTCTGCTGGGCAGACGACCTTTGTGTATGATTGGCCAGTGGATCCAAGCTACCCTTCTCACGTAAAGGTGATACGAGTCAGCAACGGTGTTGAAACCACGTTGACGTACGGGACGGATTACACGGTTAATATTGAAACACAGATCATCACACTAAACAATGCAGCCGCGGCGGGTGATACAATCGTAATTTACTCGGGCACCCCGGAAGCTTGCACGACCTATTTTACCGGGACGTCCGTAAATGTTACTGCGGCAAACGAGGCAATCGATAATTTGACTTATCAAACGCAGCAATTGGCGCGTGATATCAAGCGTTGTTTGCATACTGATATCGTCGAAGGAGAATTGAATGCAAGCTTGCCAGCTGTAGAAAAGCGTAAGAATAAGTACGCATCCTGGGACAGTAATGGAAACCTTTCGTACGATGATCCGACCACGGGATTGTTAAGCAAGTACATGGAGAAGTCCCAAAATCTTTCCGATCTAGCGAATGTTGATACTGCTCGAACAAATCTGGGTTTGGGCAATTGTGCAACCCGGGATGTGGGAACCACGGCTGGAACGGTGGCTGAGGGAAGCGATTCACGGTTTTTGACATCTGAACAAAAGACCGCACTCACGGGCGGTGCCGATGCAAACACACTGCATACGCACAGTGGTTACATATTGACCTCAGAGAAAGGTGCAAACAACGGAGTCGCTAGCCTGGATAGCTCTGGGAAGTTGAGCAATTTACAAATCCCGACCAATTGTGTCCAAACGAACACAAGCACGACGAGCATCAACGAAATCATGGTTTTTGGCAGTGCTTCCGGCACCGTTGCAACAAACAGCCACAAGCGAGTCCCTTCAGGAGATGTTGTGGGAACGGATGACGTGCAAGCACTCAGCAATAAGGGTATTGATGCCGACAACAACACGCTCACAAACCTTGAAACAGACAATTTAAAGACGGGAGTATTAAAAACAGACATCAGTGCTGCGGTTAGCGATGCTGAGCTTCCTTCTGCCAAAGCAACAAAGGATTACGCTGACACGAAGGTCGGCTCGTTTACCAATGTCGGTGAAGGCGAGGGCATGGGACACAGTATTCTGAACGGCGACTTGCGATTAAAATCCTTGCGAGCGGGTCCCGGTATTCGTTTAACCGACGAAACAAATGATGTCCTCGTAGAAGCGTATATCGATCCTGCCGCCAACATGCCAACTTTTATTAATGGTGGCAGTGGCGAAGGCAAGGTGTACAACGCAACACTAGGCAACGATGTTCACTTGCGTACCTTGAAAGCGGGCGACCGAATCAACATCTCGACAGCGGCTAACGAAGTCAATATTGGTGTGGTGGATGCAACGATCAATAATATCGGAGCCGCCGTCGGAGAAGTCTATCGGGATACAATCAACAATGAGATCAATTTAAAGACGATTGATGCGGGTAACGGCATCACCGTCACGAACAATACAGATACCATTGAAGTAGCCTTGTCAGACATCCAGCATGAGGGAGATATGATTATTGGCAATGACGCTGGTGAAGCAAGCACCTTGTCCATCGGCTTAGACAATCAGGTCTTGCGCGTAAATGGTACGAGCGCCCATTGGGAATCCTTGGGCAGCATGGCCGAACAAAATTCTAATAACGTCAACATCACGGGCGGAACAATTATAGGCATTAACAGCTTGTCAATTGCTGACGGCGGAACTGGCGCGGGCGACAAGACAAGTGCATTTGATAATCTCAGCCCGCTGACAGCGGCAGGTGACATCCTTACGCACGACGGAACAAATAATGTCCACTTGAATATCGGTTCTGCCGGGCAGGTGCTTAAGGTAAATAGTACCGCCAGCGGTGTGATTTGGGGAAACGATGCGGGTACTGTATTGAGCGCCCAGGGAGATTTACTTACACGTGATGCGGCCGATGAAAAACGTTTGCCTATCGGAAGTGTCGGGCAATTTCTGAAGGTCAATAACGCGGGAACAGAGCCCGAATGGGGCGAAGGTTATGTAACACCGACCACTGCACAGGGAGACCTCATCGTTAGAGGCGCTGCTGGAGACGAGCGCTTGGGTATCGGTACCGCTGGACAGTTTTTGCAAGTTAATTCGGGCGCTACAAAGCCCGAGTGGGCAAGTACCTTGGGTGTGGCCAACGGCGGCACGGGACTGAACGTACTAGGTGGTGCTGGGCAGGTAGCAGCTGTAAATGCTGGAGCTAACGCATTGGCTTACCACGAGTATGAATGCTTGGATGTGTCAAACATAAAGGCGACCCTTACAGATGCCACCGACTTGAACACGCTTACGAGCCCTGGAACCTATTGGATGCAAAATGGCGGCACTGCTGTTAATAGGCCCTCGACAATGAGCTCAAACTCTATTCGTATCGTGGTTAAGCAAATTAACAGCAATAATATTGAGCAGTCGATTGTAACGGCCATCACAAATCAGCATTTTTGTCGCGTGTATCAGTTGAGTGGCACAACCTGGAGTGAGTGGACGAGCTTAAATGGAGCTTCAGCTAGTTTTCATGTGTACTTAAAGAGTCCTTATAGTCGGGCAGGTGGTTCATGGAGTCTTATCCCAGTAAATACAATTTTGTTTGATACACATAATGGTTTTAATGTGGGAACTTATTTATATACAGTACCACTTGCAGGCTTGTGGTTTTTTGGATCAAAAATTTCTTGGAACAGTCAAAGCACGGCAGACCTTCCAGGATTAGCCTTTTATTACAACGGTGATGCAACACAAGGGAGTTTTCAATTTTATTATGGGAATGCTTCCAATACAGCATTTAATAATACCATCATGATTAAAACTTCTGTAAGAGATGTGATTGGAATTAGCTATTATAATAGCTCGGATTGTACGATAATGTCAGGTGTTTATGGTACATGTTTCTATGGTTTTTATTTAGGATAAATTATGAATTTAAGCTTAATTTTAAAATATTATGGTGATCAACATAATGTAAATATCGATTTTACAAAAGATGTTATCGTTTTTGATATGCTTGATGGCATGGGACCGTTTATATCTGAATGGAACATTTCCGACCAATTGGCTCAGCCCAGCATGGAGGAATTGGAGGCTTTGGAGCCCGAGGCGCTGTTGTATTACGCAAGACAGGACAAGCTTGATGAGCTGCATACAAAGTTTGCGGATGTATTGGAGAATGGCCACTGCACGAGCTCATTGGGGTTTGAGATTGATGCGAACTCCACGTCTTGTCGTAATGTTTCAGGGGTGTTAGTCGTCATGGGGCCCGATGAGGTTGTACAATTTTGTGACTACAACAATGTGTTCCATACATGCACGCGCTCAAACCTTGAGACAATACAGCTGGAAATCATCGAATATGGGAATAAAAAGTACCAAGAAAAGTGGTCCTTGCGAGCACAGATTTTAGTTGCAACGACGGCCGAAGAGGTTGAGGCAATCACCATAGACTTCGGATTGTAACCCTTGTTAAAACAAATGGAATGGGAACCAGATCCGCAGGATTACGAAGGTAAGGTATTTCGCTCGCTTGATATCGGCGCGGCACGCAGGGCGAATTACAATTTTGCCTTGGAATGCCGCAAGGACTTCAGGTGGTGTTGCGAGAACAGCATCCGCATCATTAACAAAGAAAACAAGCGTGTATTTATGACGCTTAACCGGGCACAGCAAATCCTGTATACGAAGTGCAAGGAGCAGATGGAGCGTGACAATCAAATTCGCTTAGTGATTATCAAGGGGCGCCAGCAGGGTATTTCAACGTTTTGCAGAGCGATGATTCTCTGGAGGCTTTGTTATTATCCACAAACTGCAGGACTGATTGTGGCTCAAAGAGAAAAAGATTTACGAGAAAAGGCCTTCCGTAATTTAACGGACATGTTTCAACTCAAGTTGCAGACCATGGTAGCTTCTCATCAAACCAGTACGCAATTGAAAATTGATCACGGCAAGTGCGGGTACAGCATATGTTTTGGCGAATGGGCGGCTACGGAGGGGCAATCCCGCGGTGACCGTTACGATATCGTGCACCTTACGGAGGTGGATTATTATCCCGATTGGCAAAAGTTTTGGGGTGGTCTATCTCAGTCCATTCCGCGCGGAAATGGCTCTGTCGTTGTGATCGAGTCAACCTCCAGCGGACGCAGGGCTTTGTGGGACATGTATCAGCAAAGCTTGTCGAAAGACAGCCCTTTTGAACATGTGTTTATCCCCTGGTTTGTGCAGGAGGAATATCAGCTCCCTGCACCCAAGGATTTTGAGCCAATAGACAAGTGCAAAGAGCTGAAAAAGCAGTTTAATTTGAGCGATGATCAGCTGTTTTGGTATCAGCAAAAACGGCTCGAACTGGGCTCGGATATCATGCTCGCACGTGAATATCCCAACACGCCAGAAGAGGCGTTTTCTGTATCCAGCAATTACTCATTCTTTGATTACGGGGATATTCAGGAGGCGATTAAATCAGACATTATAGCAGACAATAATGCGCCCTTGGTCCTTGGTATTGACCCATCCAGAATGCGCGACAAGACGGCTCTTGTTTGGCGTTGTGGACGTAATGTTATCAAGGTAGAAAACTTAGATCCCTGTGCCGACACAATGTATCTTTCCAGGCTCTTGTTTAATAAGATCGCTGAAAAACGTCCACAAACTGTTTTTGTGGATATTGGGGGCCTCGGTTGTGGAGTTTTTGATCGCTTGCGTGAGCTCGGTGTCATAGGCTTAACTCCCGTCAATTTTGGAGAATCTCCCGACGATAAGGACAAGTATTTTAACCGCCGAGCAGAGATGTACGGGCGGGCTAAGGAGTGGCTTGCCAATAGGCCTGCTCATATCGCAGATAACCAGGAGTTCATCAATCAGCTTCTGATGATTGAGCTTGAGCCGAATGCAACAAAAGTTCAACTCATGTCAAAAAGTAAAATGCTCTATTCGCCCGATTTGGCAGATGCGTTTGCTATGACATTCTACGAGCGCAATAGCCAATATTATCAAGATAAGCAAGCTTATCAAAATATCAATATACAGGCGGATTGGAACCCGTTTGAGATTTAGGAAGTTTCAGTTTGCAAGTATGCGACTGAGAAGCCTGTCGAAAAATTCTTTCCTGTAGTCAACTCTTATGGCTCTTTTTTCCATAAAATGCTTCGATGCCCAAGCGCTGTCTTTTTTGATGCCTCCGCGTGTAAACAAATTTAAAAACACCTCATCTACAGAGCGTCTAAATTTAAAATCGGTATTCCTAAAGCCATCCTCTGTAATGAGACTTTTATTTTGTGTGGCACGCATATGAAGTGTAAAATCATAGTGCTGCTTGTAAACATCTATCAGCGCTTGTAATCGAATGCCGCATATATCCATTCCGTTGATAAACTCATCTATGAAGCTCTCGTGGCTTGCGCAATAGTAAGCAAATGGATCTAAAAATGAACGATCGCAAAATAACACATCTGTATTTTGTTTTAATGCTTTTTCTTCTTGTTTTAATTGCTCATTGAAAATCCACATTGTGCTCTCTTTTGTCTGTTGCTTATTCATAGGCAATGGACACAAACGCGCTACCTCACTTACAACACAAGAACTCAATCCTCGTGCTGAGGCCGCTTCGTGAAGTGCCTGCGTAAACGTTGTCTTAAATGTGCAATGAGTCCCTACAAGCGTAATGATTTTAGTCATGTTTCGTTAAAGTAAGTGTTCGTACCTCTGGAATGTAAACAAAGGTCCCATCCGAAAAAGTCAATAATCTCTCACTTTTGATGACTGGCGTGATGCGGTAACCCATATTCCAAAATTCCTGGCAAAGTTCTTTGAATTTTGGCTCTGCCGTGAACCACGAATCTCCTCCAGGAGCGGGGTTCATGTCCCTAAATTCGCTGTTGTTTATGGCCGAAACCCAATCATAAACATCATAATACGAATAGGTTTTCGTACGCTTTACATACTTCCTTTTTGTGCCGTTTTTTGTCTTTTGAGTGTCCATCTCTGTTCTTTTTGTTGTAAATCCGTTTACTCGTCGTTTCTAAAATATCGCTAAAACTTATTTAAATACCTTTAGGTGTTGTTTTTATTGTACATTCGTAATGTTTTAGGTGTGTTGTTTAAAAAATCGTTTTTAGAGCCATTTAGACATTGTTTTACCCCGGACAGCAGTTCATTGAAATATCTTGATTGATTTTCACGTACGGCTTCCTGGACATTCCCCCACAGCGCCGTCTCGTTCTTGATGTGGTACGTTAGCCCCTTGTCTACTTCCTCTTGAGAAAATTTTTGCAAAGCGACCTTTTCCCAATCGATGTTCTTGTTGACCTCAAGAATAACTTCATCAATCCGTTTTTTCTCTTCCCTCCTCTTTTCCTCTTCTCTTATCTCCTTCGCTTGACCTTCGGTAATCAGCGTCCATTGATAAGTTCTGTTTGAAAAAAACGGAATAAATCCCTCTGCCCTCTTTTGCAGGCAAATCTCCACAAATTTCTTTGGTGCCAATGCCCAATCTTCACAATGTTTTAGTTGTTGAGCCATTGAAGTGGAAAACTTAACCACCATGTCTCTTATTGGATAAAACCACGTGCTTGGTGAGCCGAATTTGCCAAGGTCGTTGAGCTCGTGATCTCGTTCTTGCTCCTCTTTACTTAACAGCATGGGATCCTCATTTATGAACTCCTTGAACGAACAACCTTCTTCAATAGCCTTTTGGCATGCCGCCTTGAATGCTTTTGTCGCATAGGTCCAGTCAAAACACTTGGCGTGTTTGTTGCGTTCGTATTCCCCAATGTAACCTAAACGCTTTAGGCCTTGTGCCCATACCGCCGGCGTTTGCTCAAATTTTAACGAAATAGGATCTGACAAAACTCTATCTTCAACTTCCCACTCCCCCAACCATAATTCTTTTTGTGGGTTGAGAAAAAACTGCAGACGTTGAATCGAGTACTTGTAGTTGTTTTGATGCTTGACGTATTTCTCCCACCCGTCACGTACCTCTTGGCGGTTCTTTTGGCCGTCGTGCGTGATCTTACACCAGCGTTCAAACGCTACCTTCTTTGAGCCTGATCTCCCTTGCTTCGGCGTAATGGCATTTCCCCATAAGTCTTCTTCGAATACTTTTAGTAAATCTTTACGAGACAGTTCATCGTCAGATGAACGCTCCCCTTTGGGGCAGGGGGGCTGACTTGATGTGCTAGGATTGCTCGGCCCACAATAATTATGTCTAACGAAGGACTTATTATATATTGTGCGAAGTTTGTAGTCGGGGTTGTCAGCTTGTAAAGAAGAAAATTCAGGCGCGCTTTCTCTCTTTTTTCTCTCTTTATTATTTATCTTTATATTATTTATATATACGTCCGCCATTTCGGATGACCCTCGTCCGCTATTTCGGACGAGGGGGTCCGCGTTTGTGAACGAGGGGTAAGTCGGAGTTTTCCCAGTCGGGTTTATCGTAACAATTCTTCTTTCTATGACCTGATTGTTTTTATCTCTTATGACGGCTACAGAAATGTAATGGTTGGCATTTAGGTTCTTTATGGCGTCCAATAATTTTGTACGACTGACCCCAAACCATTCGATAAGCTTTTTATTTGTTACATTGCAATAGCCCTTATCGTTGTTACATAAAGAACTCAGGAACGGAAACAATGTTTTGGCAAAATCGGAGACCGACTTGTCAAAGATTAATCTATTTGGGGTTAATCCAAAGCCGGTTTGAGGCGGTTGTGGATTTTTTAGGTTAAACCCTAAGAAAACTGGTTCTTCTTCCTCGATGCCCCCGTTTTCTTGTTTGTTTACAGCTGTCGTGGGTGTCTGTATTGGGATAAGGTTATTCATTAGGTTCGTATTTAAAATTTCAGGTTCTTGGATTGTTGGATTGATAACATGTTCATTATAAGACATAATAAGACCTTTCTATGCATAGAAGACGCGTTGATGCATGCCTGAGATTAAATAAAAAGATATTTTTTTGAAAAATTTGCTTGCCTAAAGCGGCGTAACGTAAAACTCTATAAGACATAATAAGACCTTCTGTGTATAGAATAATCATGGGTTTTATTTAATAAAAAGATGTTTTAAATCTTAACCAATAGCGGTTGAGTGGGCCTGTCAAGACAAATGTTTTGGCAGGCTTTTTTGTTGTTGAATAAAAACTGATTGAGCTATTCACGGGAGCAATTCGCATATCCTGAGCTCACTTTATTCAGGCTCATTCACTTTTACCAGGTATTTTTTCAACTGAATTTGCCTGAAAAGCCTACTTTTTAACGTTTGAACGATAAAATTACGCGAGCTGATTTTCCTCGGGGGGTGTGGTATTGACCATTTCGAACTCGAAATCCGCGGGTTCCACTTGTTTTTGAGCTATCTGGCGGTTTTTTTGAGTTTGAAGGTTGGTGTCGACCAATTCGTCGATTGCGATAGCCGCATCCATTTCTGGAGACAACGATAGGTACTTACACAAGCGGCGTATGACGGTTTTTTTCGCCATTTCGGAGGGAAAGGTTTGCCAGGGGCTGGAAGGAAGGTTGGATCCTTTGGAGCAGGCTTTTATGGCTTCGATTTCCTCAAGGTTCATGTACTCGAAGTGCTTACCACCATTAACGAGGTGGGCATAGGCATAATAACCGACGATTGCACCCCTCTCGGAGAGCCGAGGATTGATTTTGTGTCTCAATCCGTAATTGTCACCGTGCTCGAGCTCAAAAACGTCATTTTCGTGGACTTCCTGCACTTCTACCGATGACAGCTTGCCGCTACGCATGGCCAAGGACAACATGCCCTTGTAGCCGATGATGAGCTGGCACTCGTTTTTGTACGGTACCAGGTACGCGTGTCCCTTCAGGCTGTCGATGTCCAAACCCAGTTGGCTGCTCCGCATGATACAGCCCATGAGGCTCAAGGCGTCACATTGGAGCAATTTCGGATTGCTCCTGATCTCTGTGATGGCAATCCTCGCCACCTTCTCAGGTCGCATAAATGAGGGCAGGGCCGCCTTTAATTGCTCCCTGAAGCCTTCACTGTTGAGCATTTGAAGGATGGTCTTGGGCCTCTCTTGTTTCATTTCAGTCAGCGTGGCCGCCGACTTTTTTGTCAAAATTGCTTCATTCATTGTCTTACTTCTTTTTGTTCCAGCTCTTGCAACCGCTTTGCCAGCGCCTCATATTTTTTTGTTTGAACGCCGGCAGACTCCATAGCTTGCATGATGTGCTTCAGTTGTGACAGTTTGATGGGGTCGATCAAGTCCTGTCTCAGCTCTTCCTTACGCTTCATAATTCAACTTAAAATGGCACCTCTTCCGTAGAATTAGTTCTGTCCTCGCTATCCTCGGCTACCGTCGATTCCTTCTTATTGTGCTGTCTCCAGGCGTCTGCCATAATTTTTGGCAGTGCTTGGAAATCGGATACAAGCATTTCAAACTGCCCGGACTTCTCTTTGTTGATCTTGTTTTTCAGCGAACCATTTAAAATTACAAGGTCGCCGTTTTCGACAAATTGATCAAACAAGATGGCTGTTCTGTCAAACAAGGTGCAGTCGATCCACAATGAGTCTCTTGATTCTTTTCCTCCGAAATCAAATACCCTCACATTCATTATCTTGTGGCCATTTTCGGTGTCTTTTATTGTGCCCTTGCGGTACACGCTTCCGTATAACATGAATTTGTTCATATTAGTTCTGTTTTTGTCCTCGTTGTAAGTTTCGAATAAAAGTTTCTAGGTTGAAGAATGGCAATCTTGCCTCTTGGTAGTCGTCGATAAGCCAGCCATCTTCCTTTACCAATTCCATGTACGGCGAGTAACACTCTTCTGCCCATGGCTCGCACTTGTTGAGTTCTACGCAGTCGAACTCCAAGCCTTTGATGTCTTCGTACTCATGATAGCGTCCGTAGTCCCTCTCGCGATCCCAATACGTTTGACCAAGTACCTGCAGGTTGACGATGAATTCTACCCCTTGATTACATTGGTAAGTGAAGTAAAACGGGTGCCTCAGTTCGTCAAATCTCGTGTAGTGCGCCAGCTCTCCGATGCTCGAAATTTCCGCCCTGAAGTACACTGTGTTGTCCGTGTCCAAGTATTCGCAACGATTGTAATCGGTGCCGTCTTCCACCAATGCTTCCTTTATTTCTTCGTAGCGATAGATCGCATCTTTGTAAATCAAACGCTTCTGCCGCGAGGATATCTTGTGACTTTTGTGTAACTCGCGTACGAGCTCCCTCTTCATACATTCAAGTGCCCTGTCCATTACTGAGGATCCTGGCATCCTTTGTACGTTATCGCAATTTTTTTCTTGCCCTAACGATTCTAACGATTGTATATTTTTCATGTTTTCGAGATCGGGGGTTAAGTACATACTTAGCCCCTGTTTTTCTTTCTATATTTGATTGTTAATTAATTTTTATTGGTAAAA